TTTGGATAAAGAACTTCGATATCTTCAGCAAATAATGCTCTGAACAACCACTTGAGTGATTCATCGCTGCCCTTCTTGCTGTAATATTCTCTTGCGCTCTTTAGAATCTTCTCAGTACTGAGAGCAGTTTGCTCTGGGAAGTATGGAAGCAATTCTTGTTTGAAGTAGCGAATAAATTCGTCTGGCGTTTCATCAATATCACGATACTTGTCAATGTTCATTGCATGGTAAACAGTGTTACCCGCAGTGTTAGAAACTCCAGAAGGATTATTGGTTTCTAACCATTGATAATACAACTCAACAAAACGTTGAAATTTAGGGTGATCTGCTCTAATAAAATCAGGTAACTGATTCCCAATGAGAGCTGATAATGTTTTTTCAGAAACAGCCATAGATTATTCTACTACTGGATTGATGATTGTTGCGATACTTGCAGGATCAGTTAGGTCCATCGTCACAATTCTATTTTGTGAAGAACCAAAGACTTTCTTCGAAGGAATAGCATGCACAACCATAGTACCAAATGGATCAGAAACTGAAACTGGTAGGAAATTGTTGATTGCGATTTGACCTGTTAGATAGTCAATTGTTCCAATATTATCATTGATTGTTTTCTTTACTGGAGAAATATCGTCATAGTAATAAATCTTCAAACGACCATTTCTACCCTGTAAACTTACTCTCAATTCTGCACCCACACCACCGCCGCCCACAATTCTTGCGCTCGCTGATGTATAATTCGCACCAGAATCTGTGATTACAATCTTTCTAATTTGACCATTGACAATGACTGCCTCAGCAGTTGCACCGTTTCCATCGCCCTCAATTATAACTTGCGGTGTTGTGGTGTATTCGTTGCCTGGAGACACGACTTGAATGTCTTCAACTCCAGTATAAGATTGAATCACTTCTTCAATATAGCAATCTCTTAGAATTCCTGCATTATCAAAATACTTGAATGATGGAGTTACTTTGATATGATTTGCGTTAGTTCCCTGCAACAATTCAGTATTGAAGTTCAGAGTATATGATAGTGCGCGTGTGCTATCAGCAAAGAAACGCTTCTCAAGAGAAACGAATACATCATTACTCACAATAGAATTATCACAGTCATCGATTGCACGAGAAATTTGAGACACTCTAAAGATTGAATTGAAGTTGTTTAGATTTTGATTTGCAAAATTACGAATTGCTGCGACTACTGCTGCATCAACTTCGTTTTGCGTCTTATTAGTCTTGGTTGGATCGTACCAAACCTCAGCCTTTACATTGACATAATTGTAGTCGGCTGGAACATATTCTGGTGTAACAGTTAGAACACTAAATGGTTTGATAATATCTTTCTTGACTGTTTCAATTTCGGCTGCAGTGATTTCGTAGCCACCTAGTGGTTTGGCTGAGAAAAACACCTTACCGTAAACTGGTGGATTATTTTCTTCACCACCCCAAACGTTCACTGCTTGGAAGTATGGATAATCGCGATTGATCAATGCGATATAATCGTTCTTAGTGACTGCACGATTTTGAGAAATGTATGCCTTCGGCGCAGTGAATCGAATATTTTCGATCGTTTCTGCTTGTGCTCCTGATGAAGATTCATTTACAAGAGTAACATTTGCTGTAGTATTGTTTAGAATCGTATCAAGTAATCTGAAGTTTCTCAAACCATTGGCATTCAAACCGCTGGTTACAAGATAAGAAACAACGACGATATTTCCGTTTGTTAGTTTTTTACCAATTATACCATCACCGAAGTAGATCTGATATTTGCCATTTCTATTTTCTTCAATATAGTATACACGAGCATCAGCATCAACATCTGTGGCATCTTGAGCGACGATATAAGATTCTTGATTCGCATTCTCAGCAGAAACCTGAACTGTGACTTGAAGTGTTGATGTATCAATATTCGTATCAGGAAGTTCAAAGTATTGTTTTGGATTTGTCTGTTCGTCGTAAGTGAACGTGAAACCAGTTGGTAAGCCTTCTTTGATTTCTAGATTTTCTGCGACGAATAATCCAGTCGTAGTATTTTTCGTAACTACTCGACTTGATGGGGTGACAAAGATATAGTTTGTGCTATCTTTAGTTTCTGAGATGAATCGAGTAAATCTTGGTATAAGAACGGCACTGTTTGCGTCGTTTTGAACTGGGGTAATTGTTAGATCGATCGCTGCTCTAGCGGCAACCTTAGAGCGAGGAGTATATCCTAGAAGTTTGGCATGTGAAACGACAGACTGACGAACCAATGCAGTATCGATAAACATCTCATTGGCTACCATATTCAAATAGTAACCCATGTAGTGAGTGTTATATGCCAATAGATCGAGCAGGACAGCCATGCCCGAACCCTCAAAGTTGTAATCACTAAACTCAGACTGTGATTTGAGATAGTTCTTTAGATTATCTCTAATAATATCGAAGTCAAGTTCCGCGACTTTGAGTTTTGAGTCAGAATTTGCCATTAGCGTACTCTTTCTAAGAAGAATGTAATTGTAAGTGGTTCGGTTGTATTCTTTATAAAGAATGACATTGTAATATCATAACGATTCTCTTCATAATTCGGAGAAGCAACGACTTCTTGAATCTCGATTCTTGGCTCGTAGTTTTTTAGAGTCAAGAAAATTGCATCCTGAATCAAAGAGGTTGTCACGTTATCAATAGGTTCGAATAGAAACTTCTTCAGATTTGATCCGAGATCTGGTTTGAATGGACGTTCATAGTGAGCAGTTAGGAGAAGATTGCGGATCGACTGGGCGATTGCATTCTCGTTTAGTTTCTTAGAAACATCTTTCGTAACTGGATGAAGTCCGAAATCTAAATCGAAATCAGAAAATTTTCTAGCGATAAGAGACATTTGAACTCGTTGGGTTCTAGTTATTGATTATTTATGCTGGATCGGGGAGCTCTCCAGTAACTCCAGGATATGGATCCACGTAGTTATTTTCGAGATTTTTAGTGACAGATATTCCTGACAACGAAACATCGAAGTCGAAAGATATGGTGGTTGGGAATCCGACCAGTTTCAAGAATTTGCAAAAATCCATGGTAAACCATTGGAATAGAGCACCCAGTCCGATTAGTTTGAAAAACTTATTGATTTTAGCCATAAACTTCTTTAGAAGGTACATTGGCCACTGTTCCGCAAAGTGTTGAGCGGCTTCTATATTACGATGAATCTTTTCCTCGTAACTTGTGACAAATTCTTCTATGTCTCCGCCTATCAAGTCTAAGAGAGAATATCCAAAAATCTCAATACTCTCAAGTTTCTTTACTATCTCTTTTCGAATTTCGTTCTTCAATTCTGCAGGTGCATTTTGTATTCTCTGAACCTGAGCGTCGATAGCATTTTGAATAATCGATTGTACGTCTAGTGTCAATAGAACAGGGAGGGGTGGCAATCCTAAAGTTTCCCAGATGGTATTGAATTTATCGATCAGTTTAGCGATCGCATCGTAGATTATAAGGAGGGCAGCATTCTGTAGTCTCGCCATAATGTAAGAAAATATAATCTCGGCTCTAATGGCTTTAGAATTGACTCCATACTTCAATCCATCGTAGAGTTGATACGCAGTAGGGAGAATTGAGAATAGAGGATCTACCTTTTCCACAATTTGCGCTTTCAGTTCTGCTCTATATGCTGGGTTCGAAAAGAGCTGTATAATATCGATAGAAATGCCAAGAACTGGGATCGTGAACGTCAACGGTATAACATTGCTGATAATCTCGATAATTTTCGCTTGAATGAATAGATGGTACTCTTGACAGAGCGCAGTAATTCGTCGTTCCCATTCTTTGTCTGGAATACTCACACCCTTGTAAACGGGATTCGATACGGAGACAGGGTAGTTGCCTAAAATTTTCTCAATGCTTTTGATGATCGATCGAACCTGCTCAATTCTCTTTTGTATAGGTTCTATTTTTTCTAATATTCTTCTTCGTGCCTCGTCCTCGGCTTGCAATGCGGCTTCTCTTACCAATTTTTCTATTTCAACTTGAAGTACCGATGGAAGATTAGCAACCTGAACAAATAGATTGGTCAATGCTGCTTTGGTCGGCAGCATTGTTCCTTCGCATGGAATAGATAAACTAATCGCCATCACTAACCACCAGAAGTATTAGATGTGGTTCTTTGTGAAGTAATTTGAACTTCTTGTAAAGTTTCGGTTTTCGGGAAGATTCGTTTACCAATACTGGTCACAACTTCTTTCACTTTACTTGCTGCCTTCAGATCTGGATCAACATTGAACTCGATATTCTTTTCAGCAGCCTTCGTCGCAACCGTATCAATTTTACCAATTAGATTATCCTTCAAGTCATTGCGAAGGCTCAAGATATCGCCCTTCTTCTCGTTGATGCTCACTTCGAAATCAGCAACCTTCTGTGTCAATTCGCCCAATGGTAGTTTATCAACAAAGCCTGAGATAACTTTATCCGCCATTTGACCCAAGTCTTTGAATGTGTTACCGATAGAAGAAGTGATTCCGCTGAGAGACTTACCAATACTCGACCCACCAGTTTCAATCTTCTTGCCTGTCACTGTGACCTCTTCTAGTTCATCTGAGACTGCCTTCGATGCGGCTGATGCTGCGTTTGTATTTGCTGCTTCTGCTGCATCTTCGGTAGATGGTGCTGATCCACCGCCAGTCAAACCAGCTCCAGAGGATGAGGTTGCAGAACCATCCTGCATATTGATTTGAGCAGCTGGGATGTCAACAGTATCACCTTGCAATGCTGCAGTTGCGCCCTTCAAACTCAACTTCTTATTGGCTGTTAGATTTGCAACACCCAATGCATTGATGTTCATATCAGAAGTTGATTCAGCATAGAACTTCTTGCTCTTCATACGAATGTCGCCAGTCACAGAAAGATTATAGTTTCCTGCAACCTCGATGTTCATATTGCCGCCAACTTTTAGATTACAATCGCCGCCTACTGTGACTGAACACTTACCGTCGATGTAGACGTAGTCTGAACCCATGACTACTGTGTAATGATCTTTCTGCACTCTTTCAACGCGATTTCCATCAGCATCAATTTCGAGATACGATCCATTTCTGTGAGCAAGATGCACTCTCTCTTTTCCTGGCGTATCATCAAACTCTAACGCATGTCCTGATTCAGTTTCGAGCGCATTATTGTATGGATACTGAGGATTGAAAGATGATGGTGGCTCACTCCAAGTCACACCACCAGCAGATTTGATATTCTTCTTTAGATTTTTCTTTCTTGTTGCTATGATCGTTGATTCAGATCTGCCTCTAGACAATCGATTGGTTGTTGGCTCTTTTAGATACTTTGATTTTGGATATGCTTCAGCAGCATCGTCTGGCTTCTTGGGGCGTCCGCTCAACTTTCCTGGATCGCTAAATCCAAATTGATAGTTTGGTTTCTTATCAGGCTTGCCTGGAAGAATGCCGACAATTGCAGGGTTTTGTGCATTATCGCCATCAATAAAGAATCCGAAAACCATATCACCTTCTTTTGGTGTATATGAGTTTGGGCTGTTCACTGGAAGAACTGGATGAGCCCATGGAAGGCTTTCTGTTGGAATGCGCTCTTTCTTTTCTGTGTGCCAGCCAAAGCATCGCACACGAACACGACCAAGTTTCTCTGGATCATTGCGGTCTTCAACAACCCCAATCCACCAGATAAAACCCTCAAGTCCAATAAAATTTTTCTTTGCGCCTGGCATCACTTACCCTTCTTTGATAATTTATTCAAGCCTTCTTTTGCGCCTGGAATTTCTTCAGAGAATGAATCCGAGACTAATTCAACAATCGTCTCAAAAACATCTTCTGAGAATTTATGATTGAGTGCAGCAACAAGGTATTTACCAGTTCTGGCTTTATCTATTTTCTTGCCGCTTTGATTTCCTGCTTCGAACATTGGAAGTTCATATTCAACAACATCCCCAACTTTGAGTTCAATGTCACCAGGAAGTACAACTTTGATTCTGAAGTGATTGAGCATCGTCATATGCAACGCTCTTGGCTGCAACCAAAACTTTATGTCGTTGCTTTTCTCAGAGGCGGTGTCGCTGATCGCAAGATTTGTTCTAAAGAATCCATCGTATGCATCAAACAGAGTTTGATTCTTAGAGTTCTTGAAACTATTGACTGGCTTGTATTTGTTGATCAAATTACCTTGCGCTTCTGCGACAAGAAGATTATAATCATTGTATTGATAAGATTGAGAAAAGATGTCAATGCTCATCAAACGAGATGAGAACGCACCGTTTGTGATCGAACTCATCATATCAAAGTCGTTGACGATCTCAAAATCGTCTACTGAATCTTTATTGACAGATGGGTCTCTATCTGAATTCTTCACTTCAAACTTTAGTTTCTTATAGGGCTTCTGTTTGATCATTGTTTGCAATGATGTTAGATTGAAGCCATTTTTATTCTCAAAGAAAAAGTAACAAAACTTTTTTTGGTCGTATGCTCGAGCTGTTGCCCATTGAATTGCTTCAAACGGACGATAGTTTGGGATGATAAAATCAAAGTTTCCTGACGTGAGTTCTAACGAAGCAATTCTATCTGGGCTGACGGATAGTTCTTTCGTGAGAATATCAAACACAACGTCTCGAATTTTTGCAGACTTATATGCCTTACTGACGAGTATTTGCTGAGAAGAAATTGCTTCTTCTGAACAAAAGTGTAGAATATAACTCTGACCACCTTCAGACTTTTTAGCAGGAAGGCGATCAGTGACCTTGTAGATTCGAAACATTCTATCGAAAGGTAGTTTCAATCCAGGCTTATCGATCTTGATCTTTAGATACTCATTGCCCATATAATAATGAGTTGTAAATGTACCATTACCATCGTTGATCAATATACTACCATGCATAGCAGGTGAGTATAAGTCTTGGAATATTTGCAACTCAATGAATGTGCCTTTTAGTGGGACAACCTGACCACCCGAGTTGATGAGATCAAGACTAATGAGATCATAGTCTTTAGACCCAAGCATTCCATTATCAATTTTTTGACTACCCATTCAGCATCAACTCTCTAAATTCATTCTCAACTCTTGGCACGAATACTGGATCTAGTATTCGAATCTTTCTCTTCAATTCATTTTCTTCAAATTCGTGTTCGTGTATTGAAATGGCTTTATTGCGAGTTACTGTGGTGAGTGTATATGATGAATAGTCGCTCACTTCAGTTTTGATAACTAGCGGACCGCTAGTTAGATCTGGTAATGAATTTGGTGTCAATGCGTTAGTCGTTGGATTGACTTCAAACTCGCTAATTATAGATTTTTCTATCGTCTCTCCCAATTCAATGCCACCATACGTTGAAGTGATCGTGACCTCTTTCTCATAATGATGAATAGTGCTTTGTGCCTCTAAAATTGACATATTATATTTTTTCGAAATATACGCATCAAGAGTCGATGACTTTAGTGGCCAATCATAGTTTGGATTTATAATTACGTTGAATAGAAGAATAATCCAACTTCTATACGCATCACCGTATGCTTTATGAGCGATAATATCTGGTGTATCTTCATCACGAATGAGATACTCGTAAGAAAGGTTTACGTTTTCTTTTATGTCTCTGAGAAATGCAGTGCGAGCAAGAATGTTCGTAACAGACTGTGGGTTTATAGTATTCTTGTCGAACGTATAGAGAGTTCTTGGAAAATTCTCGAAGTATTTCATTAGTAACCTTCGTCGATAAGTTTCTTGTGCAGGATTTCGACTTCCTTGAATCGAAGCTGTAGTGAAATCTCTACAGGCATACCATCTTGGAATGCAGTCCACTGACCTGCGCTGCTATAGTTCACATCGATGCCCTGCAACACACAGGTTGAGACTCTAGGTAGATATGGATTTCTTTTTTGTCCAACCATGAATTCAATATCGAATTCGGAAGGTGGAATGAAGTAACGACCACTAGAGTTGGAAGGAATTTCTGGTGCAGCAAAGAAGCGTAATTTTTTTATGATGTCTGTAATCGCTGCCGCTTCTTTTTTATTTCTAGGGACTAATCTGAAGTCAAATAGAAATTCTCTATTTTGAATATTCTTGAACAGCAACTCGACTTGAGGATTGAGAGCAAGTCCTGCTGAGAATAGTAGGACGTCAGTAATACCAGCACCGAAGTTGCCAGTCTTTTCTGCAACGAGTCCACCTGCCTCAGCAAGACCACCAGCAGCAGTACCGCCAGCGCCAAGACCAAAAGATGGTGTTTGTCCAGTCAATCTTTCTACTGCACCTTCGATCACACTACCGCCAGCCTGTCCAACCAATCCTGCTTTACCGAGAGCATCCGTTAGACTTACCTGATCATAGT